ATACGAATCTGCTGATGGAATAGTAATATCAGTCGCGGGGGTTATTTACTTTCTGAAGATGGTAAACAATGTTGCTTACGCATACAAACTCCCAGTCGCGGATGGGTGGACATGGAATGATGGAAGTTTGATGCACACCTTTTTCGTGCAGGCTGAAGATCAACTATACATCCAGAACGGATACCAAAACCCGATTGCATGGAATGGCGATCTTAATACAAACGCAGTAAGGCTAAATCCATTCAATCGAGAAATGCCGATTGGCACGATCATGGAGTATGCGTTTGGCCGAGTTTTTGTTTCGGATAGATTCAACCAAATCTACGCATCAGATATTATTTTTGGTGCTGGATTTACTGATACTACCAACACTCGTAGATTCACTGAGATAACTTACTGGGAATTGGGAGGGGCGTTTTCTACTCCAAGCATGATGGGAAACATAACTGGCATGAAAGTAATGCCAGAGCTTGGGCTGAACCTTCGCGGCCAAGGTCAGCTTGTAGTCTTAACTGGCAACGGAGCGTTCGCAATGGATGTATCAATCCCAAGAGCGCAATGGAACACAACTAACATCCAACGCATCTCATTACTTGGGCGCGGATGCACAAGTCCATACTTGGGATTGGTAAACTCTGAGCTTTGGTTTAGGTCACACGATGGTTGGGCGTTTTATTCAAATACTCAATCTGAGTTTAATAGATACTTCTCACTTCGTAAACTTTCACGGGAAGTAAACAAATGGGTTGAGCGCGACACGCCTTGGCTTAGACAATTTGCATCAACCATGTTTTTTGACAACTATCTATTAAGCACAGTTGCGCCTGAGATTAAAAGAACATCAGCTCCGGGCTTGCATAGATACCATCGCGGGATTATTGCGTTGGACTTAGATCAATCTGCAAGCCCATCACCAGACGCGCAACTTTCTTTCCGTTGGAACGGGCTATGGACTGGCATTCGACCAACTCAAATGTTATCGGCGTTGATAGCTGGACAGAAACGTGGGTTTGCTTTCTCATTTGATAAAGACAACAGGAATCGTTTGTATGAAATGACATCAGAACAAACTGATGACTTTGGCCCAGACGGAACAAGGCAGATTGAATCCTGCTTCACTACTGGCAGGTATGATTTCAACCGAAGCGGAGCAACAAACAAGTTCCTCCGCAAAAAAATTACTGGCGGAGAAATGTGGATGAGTGAGATTAAGGGAGAGGTCGAAAGCTCCGTTGAGTTTCGCGCAGATAGTAATCCTTGCTGGTCGGAACTTAAAGTGCCTACTACTTTTGGCTGCAATCCATGTTCTCCGGTGGTGACTGAATGTGTCCCGCAGCGGGGTGGTAATCGCTACAAACGCTACAAGTTTAACACTCCAGACCCAAGTGAGTGCAATGACTTGGCGGGTATCCCATCAGTAGAGGGCAGTGAGTTTCAGATTAAAATCAATCTGATTGGTGCAGCTACAGTTGACCGAGTAAGGTTGATGGCGAACATTAAAAACAACGATGATTCCCCAGTTGGTGACTGCCCAGAAGAAAATCAAGAATGCGAACCATTTTTGTGTTGCCAAGAAAAATATTGGGAATACAATATCGTTAATTAAATTGTAATGGACAATCAAGATTCATCACCCGCACTTATTTTTCCATCTGTTCCAGACGACTTCTGCCCAACTGGAAACTGGACTCAGATATTCCAGCAATTTACTGACACTGTTTTGGCGAGTGGAACTGTGAATATCCCCGGACTAGCAGATGTCACTCCACAGCAGATTCAAACAATCAATGATTATCTGTTGAACTTGCAGAATCAAGTTGATGTTCTTACTACTACACAAGTAAGGCAAGGCACGATCACTGGCCTTACTACTGCCGATCAAACTATTTCAGTTACCTTTTCAACTGCTATGCCAAGTACTAATTATACTGTAGCATTCACACCTGTTACCACTACCTTTGGCACACCTTCAGCACCAATTTTTGCAGTCCAAACTGGATCGCAAACTATTTCTGGTTTCACAGCTATCATTGATAGCAATGTGGCCACAATAACAACATTGGATTGGGTAGCAATCCACTCAGCATAACAACCAACCAAACAAAAATATGACACCACTAAAAGGAACTGATCCTAAACTCGTAAGCGGCGGCTCGCCAACTCGCGGAATGATCCGTGAAACCATGGGGAACAAGCCTAACCTTGGCTCGAAAAAGCCAAGCGTCTATACGACTGCTGGCACTCCCAAGCAAGGCTACCAGAAATAATTATCGGTAACGATAATCTATGGGCGATACCCTCGAAGAGATGGTAGAGCTTGTGAAGGGGTTTGTCGGCGACTCTGGCACTTGTTCATACGAGCGCGGAGTCAAAGCAGTAAACCAAGCAAGACGACTACTATGGAATAAACGAGCTTGGACTTCTCAAGAAGAGTATGTCCAGATTTGCTGCGTGAACAATTGCTTCGCGCTGCCTAACCGCTACGAGCAAATCAAACTTGCTTGGATCGGGGATGATTCTGCGTCTCTTGCTGACGAGTGGTTTAATGCGACTAACGCTTTCGCCTTGAAAGCAGACCATTCATGCCATAGGTTAATTACTGAAGTCGGTGGTCTTCATGTATTGTTCCGCGATTACACAGCGCACCCATACCAGTTGGGAATCATTGCGGAAGACATAGAAGATGCAGGGACAGAGTTGATGTTTGAAGTGCAGGATCAATACGACACCTACCACAAAGTCAACTTGTTTGCTGCGCAGAGTCCCAACCTCTCCAAAACTGACCTGTTAATCAAGGGGGTTCGCTCAGTATCAAAACCAGTAACAAAAGGTAGGATTCGTGTATATGCTTACGACATGGAGTTGCAGGCAAGAACGCTGATAGCAATCTATCAACCCAACGATAGCAATCCTACATTCCGTAGGTTCAAAGCTCCGAAGACTTGCGAGTGTATCACACTCTACGCATCGAAGAAATACTTTGATCTCACCGATCCAAAGGAATTAGTTGAGTTTATTCCTGATGCGATGATTTATGCAATTCTTGCATTAAACTCCAGAGAGAACCGAAAAGCACAGGAGTTCTTGGCTAATTTAGCATTAGCTGTGCAAGAACAAGAAAAGGAAATGGTAGGTATTGAGATTCCAACTGCCGCTCCAATCCGATTTGCAAACTATAGTAGGGCAGATAACTTGATCGGGTCTGATTTATTGTCGCCTTCACCCAACGATTATTTCCTTTCGAGATGACACTGACAATTCCAGACAAGATTGATGCAAGAAAGGTAGTTGGATATGGTGATCCAGACTATGAGCTAAACTTGATGGACTTGGAGATTCTGAAGTTACCTCCACGGGAATGCCCATTGATTCATAGATTTACTCCGGGGATGTATATTCGGGAAATCTTCATGCCGAAAAATACTATTCTGACAACCTTGCTCCATCTGACTACGCATCCATTTTTCGTGATGAAAGGCGACGTGACTGTCTGGTATCATGGCATCCCTGCCCACCGCTATAAAACGGGCTACACGGGCATCACAGAAGCAGGAACAAGGCGTTTGCTCGCTACTCACAAAGACACAATCTGGACTACCTGCCATGTTACAGATTTAACTGATCCAGATGAAATCATTGACAGCATCACTTCCAGAGATTTTAATCCGCACATCGCCAAGGAAGACCCAATGGTGCAGAAGTGGCGGCACAATAGAACTGACTTAATCAAATGAAAATTATAGGAGGAAAAATATGAGTGCAGCATTCGCTATTGCGGCAGGAGTTGTAGGAGTTGCAGCGGCAGGGGCATCAGCAGCTATCTCAATGTCAGCAGCGGATAGGGCAAATAAAGCACAAGGTAAAGCGGGGAAGGGTTATCAAAAGCAACTTACAAAAGCTACAAGTCAATTCATTGACCAGCAGAATCAAGTTAAGCAGGCCATAGCAAAGATTGATCCTAACTTAAAGGTTCCAGAATTTAATCTTCAAAACGCGACTACTGATTCAATAAATGCGGCGAATAGAATTACCGCAAATACTTTAAAGCAAATCGAGAACATTGTTCCGGGTTCCGCTCAAGCAAGAGGACAAGTAATGCAGTCGATTGGGCAATGGGAAAATAATCTCAATCAGCAATATCAAAACCTCCAAGCTAACCAAGGGTTGATTGACCAGCAACGAGGAGTGGTTGGAAGTATGTTGAGGGGTGAACTCACTCCAGTTCAACAAGAGCAAATCAACCGAACGATTGCTGAAAGGTCAGGGGCAGGGTTTAATCCAGCAACGGCAGGTAGGACTGGTGGATTTCAAACAGCGCAGGCTGGACTTGCTGACCAACTAAGACAATCTTCCGAAGCAAGGATTATTGCTGGAATGCAATTAGCACCCGGAGTAAACGAACAGCAAAGGGGATTGGCGGCATCAAGCATTGGACTTTCAGAAGGCTTCCGAGGACTGCAAAACACAGCCCAAAGTTGGCAGCAATTAGCTGGTGCATTCACCCAAAACGTTCCGCAAATGATGGGGATAGGATTGCAAGGAAGAGGGCAAGACATCCAAGTAAAACAATATGGCATACAAAATGCTATGGAGCAACAAGGTCTTATCTCTCAGATTAACCAAGGGAACTTTGGTGCATTGACTGGGCAGGCGCAGAATATCTACAATGTGAAAAGAGAGAATGCAGCCGCAAGTTACGCCGCACAGCAAGCAGTCGGCCAAGGTGTCTCTGACATTGGGCGGGCTGCTTATGGTGGATTAAGTGGAATGAGCTACGCATCAGCAGCACAACAAGGCTTGGGTGGTGGAATGGGCGGGTATGCAAATAATCCTTATGGATCATATCCATTGTATAATACGCCGCGAGCATCAGGCGGGACTTATCTAGGCGGTAGTCCAGCAACAGGATCAATGAGCGACAGGCCATTTGCGCTTCCAACATAAAAATTTATCACTATGTCTATCGCAGAACTCATAATGACAGGAACCAATCGCGCATCGGATTCTACCGCATGGGTTGGAGATTCTTTGGCTAAACTTGGTCAGAATGTAGGACAAGCCTTAGCTCAACGCGAGCAGCAGAAACAAGCGCAGGAGATGCTACCATTCTTGCAGCAGAGTATGCAGGAGTCGATGAGTCTTGCTGGATCAGGGAAGACTGGGGAAGCGTATGCGAAGCTGATGCCGTTCTTGACTGACCCATCAGTTGCGAGGAATCCGTTTATGATGCCAGCATTGGAAGCTGGAATAAAGATGAATCAAATTGCAGCGGATGACTTCTTGAGGCAGAGTCAGATTCAGGCATATAAAGATCGTTATGCTGCAAAAACTACAAATAATGTTTTTGACCCGCAAACTATTTTAGACACCATGAATGGTGGTGATGGTGGAGTTGTTGAAGTTGATGAGACAGTAAATCCAGAGGGAGTTAACCCTGTAGTTGCAGGTAGATTGCCCGGATTGCGAATTCCTACAGAGGGTATCCAAACTCAACGAGGCATGGGGATGACACCAAAATCAATTACCACTCAAGCAACGGCAGCAGGATTGCCAGCAGTTACACCAACTGGAATTCCACAAACAAGGGATGAAATTGATGCGGCAGCAGCGGCCAAGTTACCCGCAGATAATCCTCCAGCACCCCTTGCTCGCGGCCCACTTAACCCCGCAAATCCAGAGAACGCACTTTTTCCTGATCTTCAATCAGCACCCCCACCTAAGAATGTTCTTGAAAAGTTCATTAAATTTGAAGATAAGTTTGCGGCATTGCCATTTGAAAAACAAAAAGCAGAGATGGATAACAACTCCATTCTTTTCCCAAATAAAGAAATGCTGACAAACTATAAGCCAACAAAAGGAAGAGGTCTTATTGAGATTTCTTCAGAAGCAGGCATTGGAGTTCCGGGTCTTGCTGGAGCTATTGAGATTCCAGAAGCATACAAACAATATATTGTTGGAAGTATAAATGTTAATCCTTCAACTGGAGTAAAGAGTTATAGCCTTAGACCAGAAGTTGAGAATGATCCAAAAGCTAAGGCTGCGCTTGGATGGTTGCAAGATTGGCAGAATGCTTCACTCCAAGTTAGCGCAAATCCAGACCTAAATAACTTGTTATCACAAGCAAATAACGATGCATTGGCTATTGATATTAAGCCATTGGGTAAGAGTGTTATCCCCG